TTCCACCTCCACCACCACCAGCGCTTGTAATAGTACTAAAAATTGAATTGACACCATTAGTTCCCTTTGAACTTGAAGAACTTGAACCTGCTCCCCCTGCTCCTACTGTAATTGGATAAGCTGTTGCTGAAACTGTAATTCTATTACCTGGTGTAGGATAGCCATTTAATGGAGATCCTGTATAAGGTGAAGTTGGACTTACTAATTCTCTATATCCACCTGCACCTCCACCACCTGATCTACATCTTCCACCACCTCCACCACCTGCGAGTACCACATAAGAAACTACATTATTTGGTGCAGAAACTGCAGCATTTGATACACAAAACGTTCCTGGATTTACAAACGTTGCAATTTTCATATTAGCACAATCTGGTGCTGTAGCTAAAGTATTACAAGATCCAGAAACTGTTGCTGTTATATAAGGAGGTGCACCTATTTCTGTATCTTCTGCATTTTGAACATTAACCCAACCTTTTGTTGAATCTACATAAACAAAAGTGGCTGCTTGACCATCAACACTTAATAGTGCATCGTCTGTTGACCCACCTATTTTTTCTGAACCATTAGCTGCAATGGTAAAATTATATGTAGAAAAATTTCTAGCATAATCTGAAAAAGCAATAATATCTCCTGCTGTACCTGCTGGTAAATTACAAGTTAAAGCACTTCCTGAATTTATAAAATAACCATTCCCACTTACTCCTGTAAATGTAGAAGTCTTTGGTGTTGTGTCCCAATTAACAGAACCTGATCTTCCAAATCCTGATTGACTTGCACCTGATGCAAGAGAAACTGTATCTCCACTTGCTCCAAGAGTAATTGTTGTTCCACACTTATTAATTACATTAGTGCCTGGTTGATTTTGTACGTTGTCTACTTTTATTATTGATGCCATAATTATTCTCCAAATAATGCTGATATTTCAGCATCTGTCAAGGCTTCTCCCGCTTTTAGTTTTGCTTTGCCAGATGTTTTATTATTTTCTAAATTAGTTTTTTTTGTATCAAAATCAGCCTGCATAGCAGCTAATCCATCATTACATTCTTGTTCAGTAGGTTTTGTTTTACTATTATCGTGTATAATTAAATTAGCATAAACTTTATTTTTAGAATCACTCCAACCGAACCATTGTCCAGTATGAAGTTGTGCTAAATAATTTTCTATGTGATCTGGTCTACCTGTTAGTCTATCCATTTTATGTGTCCCCCAGACGAATAAATTTTGCTCCAGTTAAATCGTATGTACTTGTACCACAGGTTTCTGTAGCTGCAGTTTGCACAGATATATCAAATCTTACTTTACATTGTGTAGTATCTGTAACATCAAAAAGAGTTGAAACACTAGTTGCTGTGTAACTTGTTCCACCTGGATTACCTATATCAGCATCGCTTCCTGCTAAATTTGCGTATGTTGAATTGTTTGTAGTTCCTACAATATATATACCATCATATTTTGAAGTATCATTTGCAAGTTTAAAACCTGCTTGAGCAATTATAAGCCACCAACCTGTGCTTGGAAAAGTAAATATTCCTGAAGCTTGCGACATTCCTGTTCCAAAATAACCTTGTCCTGCAGTATCAGAACGTTCCCAGTTTGAAGCTATTGGAGAAGCATTTCCTGAAAAGTCAGTAGTTAATCTCCAACTATCTGCTTCTGTAATACCTGCAAATCCTGTAGCCGTTCCATTATTAGTTAGTGTTGCTCCAGATGGAATAGTAAAAGTATCGCCTGAATCTCCCAAAGTAAAAGCTGTTCCTGTTGCTGGAGAAATTTTATTAGTTTTTATTTCATCTGTAACCGTTAGTCCTGCTCCTGTTGGAATAGTAATTGTATCTCCTGATGTTCCAATTTCTAAAGCTGTTCCTGACTTAGGGTCTAATTTATCTGTCTTAATTGTTGTAGGTAAAAGTAATGTAGAATCAGTTAAAGTAAGTCCAACACCTGAAGGTACTGTTACAGTATCTCCTGAAGTCCCAATTTCTAGGGCTGTTCCTGATTGCGGATCTATTTTATCTACTTCTAATTTACTCATTATACGATTACCACCGTTCCTGTAACTGTTATTGTACCTGGCAACGTAATAGGACCTGCTAAAACTGCATTTACAACAGTTTGAGTTCCTTCAATTGTTGCCGCTTGATTAGGGATAAAGTCATTAGGGCCATACTGCCCTCCAATATATTGGATTCCATTAATTACTGCCGTCATAATCTCTCCTATGAACTAATAGTATCGATGTATGAACAAACAACATCTAGTGAACTTGCCGTATCACTAACTGCTTCTAATACATCACCATTAGCCAAAACAATCTTTGCTCCTCCTTGGATTAATTCGATAGCTGAATTAGGTGGAATATTAACTCCTTTTGCTAAAAAGTAATCTGCTCCGCCTTTTGCAATTTTAACATCAATTGTAATTGATGAAGTTAAAATGTTACAGCATCTAATACCTATTACTGCATCGTAATCTCCTGCAGTTAAGATAGTAGTATCACTTGTTCCAATTGTTCTTACTAGACTGTTTCTAAAATCTTGTGCCATATTTATTTCCTATAATGCAACCGCCATTGCTAATGCAAAACCTGCGCTTGCTGCTCCTACTGGATTACCAGACGAATCTAGGTAAACCGATTTACTTGCAGGCATTGTACAAAAAACATCTTTAGTGCCTGCGCTAAAACTTATTTTTGAAGTGTTACCTGAAGAATTACTTAATACTGTATCTCTTGAAAGAGTATCAGGTGTTGCATCAGTTACTGTACCAATACCAACTTCCCATTCTGCCGTTCCTTGGTTATGAATGGTATAATAAGTTGTATTACCAGTAGCAATTCCTGCAACAAAAGTTACAAATCCAGTTTCCGCACCGGCAAGATTTAACGTGCCTGTACCTGTAGTTGTACTAGTTTCTTTTACTCTGTCATTTAATACTAAAGCCATTTTTAAACTCTCCTATTAACTCATACTTATGATAGCATCAGTTGGTGTTGATGGATCAGGCATAGTAATTTTAAATGTACCATTAGTACAAGTTTTACTTCCGCCAAAATCTAAAACGACAACTAATTTATCAGAATCCGAACTATTGTATATTGCTCCAAATGCAGCTGTAAAAGTTGCAGATGACCATGTTGAATCAGCAAAGTCTACATAACTAACAGCAGACGATATTGTAACTGATTGACTTCCTAAAGTGTTTCCACCTGTAGAATAGCCTGTACCAGAAGTTCCAACTTGGTTGGCTGCTCCTGAAGAATATGCAGTGCTCGCAGTCGTGTATGGGTTTGCTGTATACAATGCTAGTTTAAAAGTATCTCCTCCGTTAGCAAAATTATGATTTCCGGATAGAAGTTCACTTCTAAAACTAAAAGGTATTACATTTGCCATATTTTTTTATCTCCTTAATAAGTAGATGGTGATTCAGATTTAAGGGGAATACGAATAACACCATCTTGATATTCGCTTCTGCGTCTTCGACCAATTTGTTCAGTCGCGTACGTTTGTAAAGCTTCATTATAAGCTTTATCATAGTATTGTAACATATCTGTTGGTCCTTTCAAGTATCCATATGCATTTACTAAACATGCATATAGAAGGACGTCTGGATATTTATTAGACAAATAAGTCCCTGTAGTGGACTTAGTTGAATCCGTTAGACTTACAGGATTTTTATTGTAAGCCAAAGTAATCTCATAAGCTGCATTAGGAGTAGGGGCTACAACCCAGTAATTTTCGTCCCAATTAGCGTAATATTTAGGTAAAGTACTAGAAGAAGTACTTGGGGTATCATAATAAGTAGCTATAAAACTAGGATCTCTTTGTTCTAAATAGACCTGTTTATTAGAGCTATCTTTTAATTGAATATATCTAATAGTTCTAAGGTCAGATGGAATAGTCACATATCTATTTCCAATAACCATAGTAGATGTCGCATAGTGTCTTTCTAAATCTGCATCTACTGCTCTATAAATTCTGTTTTCAGCATTTGTAATAAACTTATTCATTACTGCTTCTGTAAAAACATTACTTCCAACTTCAGTGTAATTCTGAATATCAGTTTGTAAATTTGCTAGTGTGTATGTTAATCCTGCTGGCATATTATTGTGGTCCTATCGTTTTTAAAGTTACTGGTCCTGAAGATATATTCCATCCTCCACCTTTTACACTACCTGCGCTGGCTGTTCCAGTACTATTAAAATGGTACCAATTAGCTGGAGTGTGTAATAATCTTACTGCAGCTCCTGTATTATGAGTAGCCGCTGTAGAACCAAAAGCTCCTCTTGTTACTCCTGTTAATGTATGAGTACTGACTCCAGTATAACTAATAATTTCACTATCAACTAAAATTCCCCAAGTAGGTGTGCCACTAGGATTTGTAATTGTAGGTTCTATCACTCCAGTTGATACTCCAGTAAAATTTGTACCACTAGTTAAAACTATTGTAGTTGTAGAAGCGTCTAATGCTCCATTTAAAGTTGTTGTAGTAGAAGTATATTTTCCAGGATAAATTGTAAAACCTGCAGCTTTACAAATAGTTGCGCCAGAAATTCCATCTATATTTGCAATGTTAGAAAAACCAACTACAGGATTTCCTGCAACAGGTCCATCATCACCTACAGTATCAGGAGTACCTGTTCCTGGAGAAGTAGTAGGTGCTCCTCTAAATCTTACAGTATCTCCATAACTTCTTTGATGGTCTAAAGATTTAACATTTATAATTCCTGAAGCAGCTGCATAAGTTACTAAAGGATTAAATTCTAAAAATCTTAAAGCATCAGGTGGTGGTTGTTGTGGTCTTGTTTTAGGTAAAGCAGTTGGATCTGCAGCACTTGGTTTAGGATCTAATTGTGGTTGTTTTGATTCGAATTCAGAAAAATGTACAAACAATCCATTCCATTGAGTAACCATTTCATTCCATGGAAATGCTTGGCCACTAATGTCAGAAATTGCTAGTGCGTATTTCCCTTTTGCAAATCTTGCCATAATTAAACACTTGGATAGTAAGTTTTAGGTGTAACATAAGTACTATTACTTGAACCATCCGCTGCCTCCGCTCTTAATAATTCATCTTCGTAAAGAAGTTTTAAATTTTGTGTTCTGTCTGGAGCATATTTCATACTTAAGTAATATGCTAAACCTGCACACATTGCAGGAATATAGTAGTAAGGAACATCAGCAGCATTTGTATATGCGCCAACGTCATCAATTCTTTTCATGTAATAAAATTGAACTCTATCTCCAGCCTGACTTGATCCAGGAGTTGTGTATAAAGTAATTGTAACTCTATCTATAAATCTTTGAACCCAATATTGAGAAGGTTGACCTTGAGCTAATTTATTAGAAAGAGCTGAATAAGTTGATCTTGAAATTTTTGTTAAAGGACTATCTGATTGACTAGTAGTACCTGCACTACTTCTATATGAAGCTTCAAAAACATCATCCACACCATATAAAGCAGATCCTCCACTATCTAATAAAGTAGAAGTTCCATCTCCAGAAGATCTATAACCAATATATTCTTTTGTGCCAGCTACTAAAGTACAATAGCCATCACCTACTTCCCATAGATGCACACCTCTATTAGCCCATTCTTGAAAAAGAATGTTTAAAGATCTTCGTGCAGTTTTAAGCTGATAGCCAGCCACACCACGAATTCCAATTCTTTCAAAAGCTTCTTCTACAATATCATCAACTGCAAAAGTTTTTCCAAAAGTAAATGTTCCGGAAGTCGTATTAGCCATTTAACCTCCTATTAAAATTCGTAATATTTAAGCCATTCAGTAACAATCGAATAAGTATCACCAGTACTATGCGCAGGAATAACTATATTAACATCTCCATTTGCATTACTACCAGTATTTGGATTTACTAAACCTCCGATATTACTAAAGTCCCAACTATCATATCCATTTAAAGATAAAAAAGTTTCATCTCCACCAGAGTTTTCCCATTGAAGTCTTGCCGCATCTGCAACTGCAGTAATATTTACATCAAACCAAATTTTATTTAATGATATTCTATTACATGCTTGGTTACGTTGAGATTTAGCTAAAGCAGAAACATCTATTACTGTTGTTCCATTACTTCCATCTTTAGTAGCATCTATGTTAAAAACATGGATTAGTTTTTTAGTTCCATCGAACTGTGTGTTTATTGTTGGATCATAAGCCATTTTATTTTCTCCTATTAAAGAGTGGGGTCATTACACCCCACTCAGAGTTGATTATTTATTACGCTGT